TATCGGGGTTAATATTAGTGAAGTTGTGAATTGCCCCGAGTGACAGCCCTGCGACAAGTTTGACCAGTTTTGGTCTAGGGGGCGACCATGGTTCGTATATTCAACCTGAATATTGCGCTGCATGCCGCGTGGTGGTTCTACCCAGCGGCGCTCGTCATGGCCTGCACAGGCGTCGGCGTTTGCGTCGAGAAAATCGGCTTGGTTAAATCGTTCTACGCGAGCCCGTTCGTGCTCGTCGTGGCAATGGCCGCCCTGCGCTCAGGCAAGCGTGGCGGCTTCCTTGCTGCCACGCTTGCCATGCTCGTATTCAACTTCGTGTTTGTGCATCCGGCGTGGTCGTTCACTTGGCCGTCTAACGAGGAGCTGCTCGCCTACATAAGCATGTTCCTGGCCGCGTTCTTCGTCGGCGGCGTGAACCAGACACAACCCTCGGATTCGCTGACGCGGTTCACGGGCTCACTGCCGTTCGTGCGTCACAAGCGGCGCAATGAAGATGACGACCAGCGCAAATGCTTCTGGGATGTCGAGCGCACAGGCCACTGGATACGGGATTGTGAGGTCGGCCATGAGTACGGCCGCATCTACCTCGAGCGGCGCAAGCGATTTGGTGCGCCGCTGCTCGGCTGGATCGTTCGCGACATGATCGCGGCGGGGCAATATACCGGCGTGGAAGCTGGATTTATGGGCGTTATGGCGCAACAACTGCCAGCCCGCCAGACACTGGGCCTCGCCCTAGTCTCGGACAAGGACACCCTCGATTGACAGGTGAACCGACCTATCGTCTAGCCGAATAGCGATGTTCGCGCCGAGCCTGTTTGTGATGATCAGGCCCGGCCGCATGTACTGGCGCAGCACCAGCATCGGCGGCGCGTTGATCTTCACCAGAACGATATCACCCGTCTGAACGCTCGCAATCGTCGTCGGGCTTTCATCGACCGTGATCAGGTCGCCGGGCTGAATACCAGCCTCGGTTACGGCATCGCCCGTCACGCGGTAGAGCTTCAGTCCTTTGCGGGCAATCGCCGTCGCAAGGCTGCCGATCTGCATGTCCGCAGACTCAACCTCGTTCTCCGCCCCAGCTATCACAGCCGTGGCGATCAGATCCGCAGGTGAGCATTCCAACGCCATCGCCAATCGCTGCATCCATTCCACCGTGAGCCGACGTGTCCCGGTCTCAAGGCGACGGATCTGCGTTCCAGAAGTACCAGCCCGCTCCGCCACCTCATCGACGGACAGACCTGCTGCTTCCCTAAGTTCGCGTATTCGGTTCATGGGCACCCCTCGGAAGGCAGCGTTACCCACGTACAGCGTACGGCGCACTTATCTCGATTGATTTAGCGCAGGCTGTCCACAGCACCAAAGCGGTGCATACTTGATAGTCACACCATTCCGGTGTACGGTGCAACCATGAAGCTGCACCAATACCTCGAAACTGTGGACAAAGACCCGGAGTGGTTCGCCGATCAGATCGGCGTCGATCCGGTGTCGGTTCGACGCTATTTGGCGGGCGCACGCCGGCCGAAGTGGGACGTGCTCGCGCGCATCAAGGAAGCGACGGGCGGCGTCGTCACAGCAGATGATTTTGTGATCGTTGAACGGCGTTCCCTACGGGGAAACGTTCCCAGCGTCGCCGCGTGAAGTAGATCCGGCCCCGGCCGGTGTCAGTCAGCGTTGTTAAAGGCTAGCCGCAAATCCCTTTGCTAGCCGACGCGTAATTAAAGGTTCCGTTGCGTCTGAGTAGCTGCCCGCCGTGAGCGGTGGGTTGGTGGATGCTTGTTGTCGAAAGGCAGCAAGGCGGATGTCGCCACGTCCGGTCCAAGCGCCCGCCAATCCTCCGCTCCCTGTGAGCATCTGGTGCCCTCCAGACGGGGCCGGCTGGCCGCAATTCGGTCGGCCCCACTGAAAGCCAGAAACAAAAGAGCCGGCCCCAGCGTGACCTAGGAACCGGCTCTCGGAGACTGCTCGTGGAGCATGCTCCAACGTCAACGCGCAACCCGGACAGGGGTTACCTACTATGACTGACACTGTATCCAAATCGTGCCCGGATGGCAACACGCAGGGCCAAATGCGCCTCGTTATCCATGGGCCGGGCAATCCACCACGATGGAAAAACACCATGGCCTACGACGCTCACGCCATGACTGTCGTCGTCCCAGACCTAACCCGCCACGGCTGGAAACTAGAGGCTAACGATCGGTTGAACCGGTTCGATCTGTTCTCGCCCTGGACGGAGGCGCTGTCATGATCTGGGATGAAGATAAAGTTACGCAACTCAAGACCTTGGCGCAACAGACCAGCCCGCCGCTGTCGGCGTCTGCGATCGCATATTTGATGGGTGGCCTGTCGCGAAACGCGGTCATTGGAAAACTGCACCGCATCGGCGTTCCGCTGTTGCTGCGCCCCATCGATGGTGCCTCACGCCGCAGCTACGAACGCCGCGCGCCAGCCCCGAAACCCGTCAAGCGGGCGCCCCGCGTCGGAAGCGTCACCGGCCTGCGTTACCACCACAACGGCGCACCGCAGCCAGCATCGCTACCGCCCCCGAACATCGACGACGTTCCACGGGTCGCATTCGCAGACCTGGAGCCCTGGCATTGCAGGTTCCCAATCGGTGATCCTCAGATCCCAGAGTTTGGCTACTGCGGCCTAAACAGGAGCGTTGGCACGTCCTACTGCCCAGCCCATTTGCACCGCTGCACGGGCCATCCAGAGCCCAGGAACCGGCAATCAATGCCCACGGTGCAGCCAGCCAAAGAGCTAGCCGAAGCCTGAAAAGAAACCCCCCGCCAAGCCTGCCAGGGCCGCGGGGGTAAAAACCAATCACGAGGACTACGTTAATGAAAATAGACGGCAAAATCAAGGCCAAAGGTGCGCGGTTCGTTCGCTTTTACCCGTCCGACTGGCGATCAGGTTGTCTCGGTCTGTCCCTCGAACAAGAGGGGCTTTACGTCCGCATCTGCGCCTTTATTTACGAAACAAACCGCAGACTACCTATTAACGACTGCGCCGCTGCAAAGTTCATGGGAGCCAATACGAATGCCTACCGGAAAGTCCGCGACCAGCTCCTCGACCTCGGCAAGATCACACGATGCGCTGACGGATACACGGTATCCCGAGCAGAGCGCGAACTCGAAGCTGCCATCGGTTCGAGCCCTGCCGCCGATCAGGAAGGGGCGGTCAACGGACCAGCTCATCCGATCCCCGAACGGAACACCCGGCAGGATACCCTAGGGGATACCCCCCTAGATACCCCCCTAGATACCCCCCTAGATACCCCCCTAGATACCCATAGGGTGTTTTCGGAAAACGTCAATCAATTCAATGGCCCTTCTATAGAGCCTAAAGCCAATAGCCTAAAGCCAAAAAAAGAAACCCCCAAACCCCCACGGGGGGCTTCGGCTAATGCTTCGCAAATCAACTGGCGGACAGCCTTTGCGACGAAGGACGACCACGCCGGGATCGATGTGACGGAAACCGGCGAACTGGTTCTCGTCAACGGAACGCGGCAACGCTGGCTTGAAGAATTCGGAAACGACGAGCGCGCCCTCAGCAACGCTCTTCGCGAAGCCCATGCTTCCGTAAACGAGAACGGTCGGCATTCGCTGAAGGTTCAAGTCGAAGCGACGTTGGCTCGCATTGTGCGCGACATGACCAGCCGGCAAAAGAACTACCTTGCAGCCGCCGCTGCCAAGGCCACGCCGAAACCAGTCAAGCTCAGCCGGTGGGGCTAAGCCATGCTCGACAGCACCACCATAGCCGGAAACCTCGTGCTGGTAATCGGCGCGGAAGCCGCTCAGATCGTCAAGGATTGCGGCACGCCGTCGGTTCGCGACGTTGCCCACCAAAGCCAACTGATCGACAGCCAAGGCCGCGTTCACGCCTTCGTCGATTGCTGGGAAGGGTTCGTCATCCTCATCCCCGAGGGCATGGAAGAAACCCGCGACGCGATCGCGATGATCCTCGGAGACACCCGTTGCCGCTGGAACTGGTTTCCGCGGGAAGTTAACCCCGACACGATCAACACCGCAATCGGCACCGCGAAGTTGATGTGGACGGACGAAATTTGCCTCATGTCGGACGTTCCCGATCAAGGCCCCGTCGAAACCTACAAGACCGGGTTCGGCGCACTCGACGACCACGGCTGGCGCATCGTCACCCCAGCGTTCATGCCGGTTATCGGCCCTTACGGTTCCGGCAAAAGTGTTTTCCTTCGCCAGCTTCTCGTCAACTTCTGGCGCATGCACGGATGGAAATTCCTGCTGACGAGTTTCGAGGAAAAGATCAAGCCGCGGTATCAGCGCGATTTCCGCCGCAACCTGATCAACAAGCCAGAGCACTACTGGACCGACAAAGACAGGGCCTTAGCCGATTTAGAACTCGATCGGTGCTCATGTTTTCTCCGTCGTAAGCGTGGCGCGGATTTAACGCAGGACCGTTTGATTGAGCGGATTGCATTCGCGGTCAAGGTTCACGGCGTTCGCGTCGTTTGTATCGACCCGGTCAACGAGATCGATCACCAGGTGCCGCGCGGCGAAAGCAAAACCGACTACATGGGCAAGTTTATCATGAGCCTTAAGCAGCTCGCGGATGATTACAACTTGCTGATGATCGTCTGCGCCCATCCTCCCAAGGATGGCGTCGAGAAGCGGCTGGCTAAGAACGGGTTGCTAACTCTCAACGACGGCGCCGACACCGCGCATTGGGGCAACAAGGCGGATATCGGCGTGTGCCTATGGCGTAACCTCGCAGGCCCCACGATCCTGCACCTCGACAAACTGAAAGACCACGAAAGCATGGGCAAGCCAACGCTTGCTGAGCTTCACCTAGACGAGCGGCTCAATCAATTTCACGTCGGCCGCGTCGGTTACGACATCATGGGGGATGACGCATCATGAGCGGGAAATACGAACAGAAAGATAACTCTGGAAACCTGTTTCGCATCCCGGAAGAAAACATCAAATCAGATAAACATCCGCAGTATGAAGGCGAGTTCAAAACGATTTGCCCGCATTGCAACGCAGCGGCGACGGGCTGGGTTAAGGCTTGGATCAAGGAAGCCAAGACGGGCTCTAAATTCTTTTCGCTGGCCTTCAAGTTCAAGACGAAGGGGGGCGGGCAATGAAAGCCTTTGGTCCAGGTTATAGCATGAACCCCGACGTATTTAACGCCGATCTCCGCGACTGGTACGAAGAGCGCGCCGCATTCCTCGAATACTGCGAAGGATTGGACCGCGTAACCGCCGAGCGTCTCGCTTTTGCCCAGACCGCTCTCAAGATGAGGGGCAAGCTATGACCTACGAACGCCACTGGCACAAGCGCGTCCCCCTCGACATGGCCAGAGAGTACATCGCCAAGGGCTGGCAGGTATGGGGAACCGAGGGCGATGCCGTCGTTCTCGTCTGGCTTCACGATGAGGTGCCGGAATGAAACGCAAGAGTTGTGGCAAGTGCGCGTTCCAGCGTCTGAACTTGTGCCGGAACGCGAAGTCAGGACGAAGTGACCAGCCGGTCAACAAGACAACGCCGTCGTGTGATCTTTATCAGGAGGCAAGGAAATGAAAATCGATCTTCCAGCCACTGTCAGACAGTATGCCGAGGCGAGCGGATGGTCGCAGGGTTCCATCCGCAAGTTCGTCCGCAAGGGGCTGTTGCGCGTCGATCCGACTGCGGTTCCCACCCTGATCGTCGGCGGCGAAGTGCTGTATCCTGAAGACCCCAAGGTTTACCGCTGTCCGTTCACGCCGGACATGTTTCCGGAGGTTCCCGCATGACCCTCCCTATAGAGGCCCGCCTAGACCTGGCCCGCTATCTTACCGTCTTGAGATCCTACAAGCCTCGCACTCGTAAATCCCGCCGCACCAAGTCGGACAGAAGACGGCGCATCGTGAAGCAGCTTAGGAGGGCGGCGTGAGCATCGAAACCCTCGAGATCATAGACCGCCGCCGGCGCGAAACGGCAATGCACGATCAACGGAAAGCAGCGGAGATCATCGCCATGGCCCTTAAACCTCGAGTCCGCGTGAAGGCCAAGGGCATACCCATCGGCAACTTTGACGTGATCGCTGACGAGATGGGCAAGATGGTGGTCAAGCCCAAGCGCAAGCCCCAAGGCCAGACGCTGAATCAGCAGTACGCCTCGAAAAACAAGAAGAGGTGGAAAGCCGCCAGGTGATCAGCCTACGCGTGCCGCGTCCCCTTACAGGGAGACATCATGTCAAATCGAGCCGTCGTTTACCGCACAGCCCCGAACCTTGAGCACAAAGCCGCTCAGGAGCTTCGTGAGGCGGGTGCTCGCGCATACGTGGCCCGTGATAGGTCTACCAAGCGCAACCCGTTCACTGGCAAACCTCGAGCCACGGCGCCGGGGTACGTCTTCAGCGATCGTGCTTGCCACATCGCCTTTGCCAAGCACGTCAAGCCATCGATCGGCAGCGCCAGCAAGGCGGAGCTGGCCAACCTCTACATAGGCAGGCCACAGCGCCGCGCTGAGGAAGCGAACCCGTTCAAGCAAGGCGATGTGGTGTCGTTTCCAAGGCTGGTCCTGCCCGATGGTAGCCCCATGCCCGTGACCGTCGCCAGCACGTCCGGCCGCTTCTGCCGTATCGAGTGGGACATGCTCGGAAAGCGGCAATCTCAATCCATCCACTACACCCAACTTCGACCGGGTTGACGATTGTGGTTGAATTGTGCATTGTGCAATCGGATGAGCGGCTGATTTCAGCTTACCGCCCCGGCGACCAATATGCAGAAAGTGCATATTGATGCATCGCACCCAATCCAGAATTGCGCCCGAAGCACTAAGCCAGCCACGCAACGGCTGGCCGCTTCCGTTTACGCCACTCACTCACGCAAAACGCCGAACCTGAGACCCACCCTACACCTTAGAAGCTGAACCCCACATGACGCTCGGTCTCGCCCTTGCGCTCACGTTCTTCGCGCTCAGCGCTTTCGGCCTTGGCGCTGTGGTTGCGTACGCGATCATAACCAGGGACCCACGATGACAGCCGCCCAGATCTCGACCGCCATCCGTACCGTCATCGCTGAAATCATCGGCTGGCTCAAGATCATTGCCGCGCTCGTTCTCGCCGTCGCAGTGCTCGGCATCCTGACCACTATGCTTGGCTACCGCGTGCCGTATCTGCCGACGTTCAAAGCCGGATTGCAGGAAACGGGGGTGTTCATTGCCGCTGTTGCCTTCTGGCTCTCCCGCTGAAATCGCCCGTTCCCCCCGTGCCCGCATGCGTTCAATGCGACTTCGCAAAGGGCTGATCCCATGCACATCGACACCATGGCCAAGAGGGCCAAGCAAGTCGGGTTCATCGCTACCGCCATCACCAGCGCCGTCACGGCAAGGTTCGGTTGGCTTCAAGGCGAAGATGTTGTCACGTCCATCGTCTATGCCGTTGGTCTCGGTCTCGCATCGTTCATGGTCGGCTATGGCCTCGTGTTCGCGTGGGAAAGCCGCAAGCGCAACATGCCCTACGGCGTCACCATCGCTTCCGTTGCCATCTTCGCGATTGCAGTAGTCGTTGAGGTGCTGTCTCACGTCGGCGCCAACGCATCCGCCCGCACCCACGACATGACCAAGGCCAGCGAACAGACCAACACCTACGCTGACACCCGTGGCCAGCTCGAGCAAGCCCGCGCCGACCTCGCCGCGATGAAACCCGGCAGGGCGCCGGCACAGATCAGCGCCGACATGGCCCGTATCGAGACCGCTAAGTGGTTTGCCAGCACGACCGGATGCACGGTTCCCAACCCTCCCGGAAGCGGTAAGGGCTACAAGAACAGTTGCGACCGCTACAACGCTTTGAAGGGCGAGCTTGCTGCAGCTCAGACCCGCACGGCCCTTGCCGCCAAAGTTGAGAAGTTCGCCAGCACCTCGGCAACCTCATCCGCCGGCCACAGCGTTGCCCTTGCCCAGACCAAGGCGATTGCATCCTATGCCACGTGGAGCACCAATCCCGGCGCAGAGGACCAGGCCAAGACCAACATGGCGATCACGCTTATTCTGGCGCTGTACTTCGTCAGCCTCGGCCTGATCAATCTGGTAGCCCAAGCCTTCGACCCGGAAGACGGCACGACAACCACCGCTCAGCCTTCCGCAGAGATCATTCACCCGCAGTTCGCACAGCCCAAGCCCGTAATTCAGCAGGTGGACGATCTGTCGTGGGCTAAGTCAGTGCTCAAGGCGACCGGCTAACGGCAGTTGAACACGTACCTGCAGTTCCTACCCTGCGCATCACACTGACACGGCCCTACAGTACAGCCCACAGGTGGTATAGGCGGAATACCGCAAGAGAACTGCACCTTACTCACCATCGGCTGCGGCGACCCTGACAGCATAGACAACACGGCTAGCAACTTCATTGTGAACCTCCCGGATATCATAACCACGTGGCCCGGCATCATGGCTGAACACGACATCCTTGAAAAGCTAGATGTGACGGGAGCCGAACTCACTCTTGCCAACAACGGTGCTTTCTATTGGGTAGCCGTCACCCGCTATCACAACGGACATCGCTACTCCCACAGCGTCAGGCTTGAAACCACTCCCACCGATGAGCAGATAGCCGATGTCCAGCAGGTCTTCTCGATCTGGTGGGCGGATACGATCAGGGATCAGTGAGTGTTTCACATGAAACTCGGTCGTATGATTTCGTGAAACAGTTTCACAGGGATTCAAATGCCTAGAGGTGGCGCGAGAAAAGGCGCGGGACGTAAGAAGGGCGGCATCACCAAGGCGACTATGTACCGCCAAGAGATGTACGCTCGCGCCGCAGCCGATGGAATATCGCCGCTCGACGTTATGATCACGACAATGCGCCGAGCATGGGCCGAAGATAAGATCGACGAAGCCTTACAAGCAGCTGTTCACGCTGCGCCCTACGTGCATCCGCGCCTAGCCGCCACCAACGTAACATTGGATGACAAGCGCGATCCTGAGCAATTCACCGACGCCGAGCTTGAAGCTATCGCCCGCGCAAGCGGCGCAAGAGCTTCTGAGACGGAGGAAAGCGAAGCGGGCTCTAATCCCGTTCACTGAGTACTCGTTCTCGCAGTACGTCCCGGCAGAGCATCACAAGCTGATCGCCGAGAAGCTCGAAGCGGTAGAGCGTGGCGAGATTGATCGGCTCATGATCAACATGCCGCCGCGTCACGGCAAGTCGGAACTAGCCTCGAGACGCTTTCCAGCGTGGTTCCTCGGCCGGCATCCAAGCAAGTCGATAATCGCAGCCAGCTATAACAGCGACCTTGCCACCGACTTTGGCCGGCAGGTTCGCAACATCCTAGAGACCGACGAATACAAAGCTCTTTTCGGAACCGCTCTATCTGATGACAGCCGCGCCGCTAATCGGTGGAACACGAAAGAGGGCGGAGCATACGTTGCAGCCGTTGTCGGTACGGCTATCACGGGTCGCGGCGCGGACATCCTTCTCATCGACGATCCGCTCAAGGACCGCGAGGAAGCCGACAGCGAGCTTCACCGGCAGAAGATCTGGGATTGGTACACATCGACGGCCTACACCCGTCTCGCGCCCGGTGGCCGGATCATTGTCATTCAATGCATGTCGGGCGAAACGCCAGTTCTCATGGCGACAGGAGAAGAAAAGCCGCTTCGGGATATCCGGCCAGGAGATGAGATCGCAACGTATGACAAAGGGAAAGTTTCTACATCCTTTGTCCGCAACTGGTCGAACAATGGTCCTGATCGCATATTCAAAATCAGGATGAAATCGGGTACCATCGTCAAAGCAAACGCAAGGCATCCGTTCCTTGTGTCAACTGACGGTGGGGAAAAATGGATACGGACGGCGAACCTCAAGCGCGGCGACACCATCCTGAAGGTTACTGGGGAAAATGGCGCGGCGTTAAGTGCTCTGCTGATGGATGCGAACGGCCGGCAAAGTGCAAGGGAATGTGCAATTCCCACTACAACAAGGCGGCTCGATACTTACGAGATCGTCAGGGATGAAGTGGTCGAAGTTGTCGATAGCGGAATTGAAGACGTTTTCGACATTCAGGTTGATCGCACTGAGAACTTCATAGCGAATGGGCTGATAAGCCATAACACGCGCTGGCACGAGGACGATCTCAGCGGCAAGCTGCTCACTGAACAAGCTAGGGGCGGCGATCAGTGGGAAATCCTCGAGCTTCCCGCGATCAACGAAGCCGGCGAAGCGCTCTGGCCTGATTTCTACCCGCTCAAGACGTTGGAGCGGACACGTAGCGTTCTACCCTCTCGGGACTGGTCAGCGCTCTACCAGCAGCGGCCAACACCCGAGGAAGGCGATTACTTCAAGCGTGAGTGGTTCCGCTACTACAACACGCTGCCGCAACACCTGCGCATGTACGGAGCTTCCGACTACGCAGTGACGGCCAAGGGCGGCGACTACACGGTTCACGCGGTATGCGGTGTCGATCCCGACGATAACCTTTACGTGGTCGATATCTGGCGAGCCCAAGCCGAGAGCCATGTATGGGTCGAAGAGTTCATCAACCTCGTTCACAAGCACAAGCCGCTGAACTGGGGCGAGGAACAAGGCCAGATCATCAAGAGCCTGGGCCCGTTCATCGACAAACGCATGCGAGAACGCCGCGTCTATTGCCGGCGTGAACAGATGGCCAGCGTAGCCGACAAGCCCACAAGGGCGCGTTCATTCCAGGCCCGTGCAGCCATGGGCAAGGTCTACCTTCCGCATAACGCCCCGTGGGTCGCGGACATGCTCGGCGAGATGATGAACTTCCCCGTCGGCAAGCACGACGACCAGATCGACGCCCTGGGCCTGATCGGCCGCATGCTCGACACGATGGTGTCCGGCCGCGCCCCGCGCGCACCGGAGCCACCCGAAAGCAAATGGAACCGCGCATTCCAGCGCAGGACACAAGAGGACGCAGCCGGTGGAAGTTGGAAGGCGCGATGAGAAAAGCATTTCACGAAGTGTCACCTTGCTAGCAGGTGGCGTGGAATGAATTTGCAGGATAGCCACGATTGGCTGATGTGGCAGGCGCGCGAAGCCGTGGGTGAGCCGCATTTCAAAGCACCTATTGTTCTGGTCCCACCACAGGCACCAAAGCAGCGCAAGAAACGAAAGAAGCACTGGGCAGGATCTTTTCAGATTCGGTTTTGCCACTGGCTCAAAGGCGATGGCGAACGGCCGTGCAATCTTGGGTACACGCGGCGGGATCTGATTCGGCACCTCGAGCGGCAATTCTCCAAGGGTATGACTTGGGAAAACTACGCTTCGTCAAATGGCCAATCCGGCCGCAAGGTTTGGGTGGTGGATCACATTGTTCCTAAGCGGCTTTACGCTGAGGACGATGTGCAGCACGCCTATGCACTAACCAACATGCGTCCGCTGTGGATGAATGAGAATATGCGTAAGGGTCCGGTTCGGGAGCATCTGCTCTAATGGCTGATGGAATGATGGCGGGGCAACCCGCGCAGAAGCCAGACCCGACCGGCTACGATGAGAGCAAGACGCCGCTCGAGACGCTCATATCGTGGGTCGAGGACGCCGAGGAAGCGACCGACAGCGCCCGCAAGCTGGCCGAGCGCGATCGGGACTACTACGACGGCAAACAGCTGACAGCCGCCGAGAAGGCCGAGCTTCGCAAGCGTGGCCAGCCGGACGTGGTAATCAACCGCATAAAGCCCAAGGTCGATTTCTTGTCGGGCTTCGAGGCGAACAACCGCACCAACCCGCGGGCCTTCCCTCGCACGCCGAACGACGAAGAAACTAGCGAAGCCGCAACCGACGCGCTGCGCTACGAGAAAGACCAGCTCGACCTAGATCAGCACTTCTCTGCCGTATGGCAGAACATGCTGATCGACGGTTACGGCGGCATTGAATTGACGATCGAGGAAAAGCCGGACGGCACGAAGAAACTTGGCGCCGTTCATTGGGAATGGGATAGGCTGTTTCACGACCCTCACTCACGCAAGCTAGATTTCAACGATGCGCGCTATCTCGGCGGCTACGTGTGGATGGATGAGGAAGAGGCGCTCGAACTGGCAGAAACGGAGGAGGCGAAAGAAGCCATCCGGACCATGATTGCCGAAGTGTCGATGACGCAGACCTATGACGATCGCCCGCGGTGGAAGACGTGGGTATCAGGCAAGACCCGCAAGCGCGTCCGCGTCGTCCAGATGTACCACCGCGAAGGCGGCAAGTGGATGTATTGCGTGTTCACCAAGGGCGGCAAGATCGCCAGCTATCCGGTTCCGTTCGTCGATCAGGACGGCCAGAGCTTCTGCCCGCTGATGCTGCAATCCGCCTACGTCGATCGCGACAACGCCCGTTATGGGCTTATCCGCATCATGATCGACGTACAGGACGAGATCAACAAGCGCCGGTCGAAGGCGCTGCACCGCTTGACCATGCGCCAGGTGCTCTCCGAGCGCGGTGCGGTCGAGGATGTCGACGACACGAAGAAGGAACTGGCCAAGCCGGATGGGCTGATCGAGATCAATCCGGGGTTCCGCTTTGAGTTGCTGGGCAAGGCCGAAGAGTTCGCCGGCGAACTGCAATTGTTGCAGGAGTCCAAGAACGAAATCGAGCAGATGGGGCCGAACGCGTCGATGCAGGGCAAGGACGGGGATGCGCCATCGGGGCGCGCGATCCTCGCCAACCAGCAGAGCGGACAGACCGAGATCACGATGCTGCTCGACCGGCATCGGCACCTCAAGAAGAGGGTCTATCAGCGCATCTGGGATCTGATCCGGCAGTACAAGGATCAGCAGTGGTGGGTCCGCGTCACCGACAGCGAGAAGAACGTCAAGTTCGTCGGCTTCAATCGCCCGGTGACGGTGAAAGAGGAACTGGCCAAGAGCCTCGAAGCCAAGGGCATGCCGGCGCCGCAGATCGAACAGACGATTGCGCAGATCGAGCAAGACCCGATGCAGGGGCCGATGCTTGGGCAGGTTATCCGCACGGAGAACAACCCGACCGAGATGTATATGGACATCACGATCGAGGAAGTTCCCGATGCAGCCAACGTGCAGGAAGAGCAGTTCCAGGCGCTTATTCAGCTGGCGCCGGCCGTCACGTTCCCGCCGACCGTCTACCTCAAGGCGTCGAGCCTGCGGAACAAGGAAGAGCTGTTGCAGGAACTCGAAGGCGCTCAGAAATCGCCAGAGCAAGCCGCCATGGACCAGGAAGTCATGGCGCTGAACCTGAAGAAAGCAAACGCCGAAGTCGAGAAGATGATGGCCGAGGTCGACAAGACCGAAGCCGAAACGATCAAGATCAAGGTCGAAGCGGACAACCTGCAAGCGCAGATCGCTGCGGGCATGCTGGTGTCACCGACCGTTCAGGAATCCGTAACCGCGTCAGTGCCGCCGACTGAGACGGGCGCTATGCCGACTGAACAACCGCCGCCGGGTCTACCAACGGGCGATGCAATGATGGGGCCAGCATGACGACGACGGAGCCGAACAGCCTGGAATCGATGCTTGATGACACGGAAGCGCCTGCGCAAGAGATCGCGCCGGCTGCACCTCCTGAGACGGGCGACAATAGCGCGGTGCCGCCGACCGACGCGACACATCAAGCCGAGTCAGTCGACACAGCACCGCACGTCCCACGCCGAGCCCTAGAGGACGAACGCCGGAAACGGCAGGATCTAGAGCGACGGTTTCAGGAACTCGAGCACTACGCTAAGCAGTTCCAACAGCCGCCGCCGCAGCCTCAGAAGCCACAGATACCGGACCCCTTCGTGGACCCGGAAGCATATCAGCAGTACGTCGAGGAACGGGCGCAAACGTCCGTACTCAATGAACGGCTGAACATGTCCCAGATGATGGCCGAAGAGAAATACGGAGAAGACCGCGTAAAGGAAGCGCTGGAAATGGCGGCCCAGGCCGGCGTTATCCCGTCTTTCATGCGCGCTCGGCATCCGTATAAGGAGCTGATCGAGTGGCATGACAAAGCACGTGTCATGCAAGACATCGGACCAGACCCCGCAGCCTATCGCGAACGGTTGAAGGCCGAACTCATGGCCGAAATGGGAATCACCCAGCCCGGACAGCCCCCCGCTGCACCTCCTGCCAAGACCTCAGCGCCAGTCCCGAAATCGCTGGCGACCCGCACAAGCTCTGCCCCTCGCAATCCATCGACGGGGCAGTTTGCTAGTCGGTCGTCCCTTGAGGACATCCTAGGCTAAGGCAACAGGAACATGGCAGAGACCTACATCCCAACAGCGCTCACTGTTCAACAGTGGGACGATCAGTATTTCACCCAATACCTGAACCAGAACTTTTTCAAAAAGTTCATGGGCACCGGGACGAACTCGGTAATCCAGGTCAAGGAAGACTTGACCAAGAAGCCCGGCGACAAGATCACGTTGACGCTGGTAAACCGGCTGACGGGTGCAGCCAAGGGCGCAAGCGAGACCCTCGAAGGTAACGAAGAGGATCTGAGCACTCGATCGTTTGGGATCACGGTTCGCGAGTATTCGCACGCCGTCAAGTTCT